TACGCTTCATAAACACAAAAGGTGGTGTAGATAGAACGTTAGGTATAAAATCTAAAATCATGTTACGTTCTGGGAATACTACGTAAGTACCACCCATATCGTAATACTCAATAATTCTTACACCTGAGTAAGTATTGTCTTCCCAGTTTTGTTCTCTGTTATTTTCATATGACATAAAAGGTGCAGCTAAATCACCATTAAGCTCATCACCCTCATCATCGTCTTGTTTTAATATTTGTTCTGCAAACTCTGGATATATCTGTGCAAGTTTGTATCTAGGTATACGTCTTACAACAGCCATTTCTCTAGGTTGTTGGTCAGGACCAAAGTTACCTGGGAATGTATCATAAGGGTCACGTAACTCTGCACTAGGATATATAAATCCATTGCTATCACGTTTTGTAGATATTACCCAAGCACAGTAACCATAGCCAGGTAACCATCTAGCAGCTTGTTGTAATTGACTTAATAAATTTTGTTTTTCATCATAGCTAGTAACAATACGTTCTAATTTTTCTGCACGTATTTTACTTCTATTAGAATCATTGTCGTTAGGTACATCTACTCTAACTTGAGGTATTCCTGATATTTTTTGTGCAAGTCGGTCAATACCTGATTGCAACATGTTAGGTGCAGGTAATAAATCAGCATCAGAGGTTTCCATTGTATTACCTAGTAATGCTTTAATGCCATCTGCACCACCATTAAGAATAGCTTTTATTCTAGCTTTCTGTACTTGTCTTTCTTGAACTAACTTACCTGATGTAAGTTCTGCAGCATTTTGAACAATCTCTTTATAAGATTTAATATCTAAATTTTCTATGCCCATGGTGCTTCGTTCATATCTGTCATCTTGTAATCTCCATAACTAGGGTTGTAGTCCAATCCTATATCAGCTGCATGCTCTTTTTGCATACGCCTAAAAACCTTCATAGGAAACCAACTAGCCATAACTATATCAGTTTTTTCCTTGTTTCGTTTAGAAACAGGCTTTCCATCAAAGTATAACAGTTGTTGCCTATATTGCTGTACTTTTGCATTTGACATACCATCACCAGTAGGTAGATGTATTCTTTTATCTTCAAACAAGTCAGCCATAGCACCTACACCATATAGTGGGTCGTGTTTGTTCTTACCTGTTAAATGTCCTTGTACAGTTATACCAGTACGTAATGTAAATTCTTTTATTGCAGCGTCTTGTCGAATTGCTGTTTGAAATCCGTTTTCTTCTACTATCCAATGTCTTACATCATAAGCATGTAACCATTCAGCCATTTGGTCTAGCGCAGCTCTAATACCACCGCCACGTCTATTTTCTAAATCAACTAAATATAACTCACCTCTGTACTGGTCTATACCCCATAGTACAGATGCTTGATAACCAGATGATGCAGGGTCAAGTCCAGCTACTAAATATAAATTTTTATATACTTGTCCTAATGTTAAGTCAGGTCGCATACATTGGTCAATAATATTCATAGTAAAGATTTGTGTACCTTCTACATATGCTTGATTGTAATAAACCATTTCGAATGTTTGTCTACCACCTGTAGATTCAGCAGAGTGCAACCTAGACATTAACCATTTAAAACTACGTTTGTTTGACCACAACATACAATCAATATGTTCATCATCTAAATGTTCTGGTATTTGACAATCAAGTGCATGTGCAGTTTCTACTATGCTTGTAAAGTTATCTGATTCAAGTAAATGATTATATAAATCATCAGGGTGCTGTCTTGAGCCAATTACAATTACAGCTGTATGTTCCTCTTTACGACTTGATAGTGTTGTTGTCCACCATTGTCTTGTACTTTCCCTTGCACCAGGTTGCATAGTAGTTTGGTGGTCTTCAATGTCGTCTGCAATTATTATGTCACAGTCACGTGATAGAATCTTTCCACCCTTACCTACAGCTACCATAGTAGGTGATTTAATACCTGCTACTGTTCTTGTACCTACAGTAAATTGATTTTGTGACCAGTTCTTACCTGACCTATTATCTGGTTTAAAAGATTGACCTGGCATACAAAAGTCTTCTCTAAGTTCTTCATTAGTATCTAATACGTCAAGTACAGCAGACAATGCGTTCTTAGCTATGTCTTCGTTGCCACCTACCCACATAATACGTACGTTAGGGTTTTTACATATCTGATATACAGCAAAGTGTATTAACAGTTCTGTCTTTCCGTGTCTAGGGGGTGACAGTATTAATAACTCTTTACCGTTATCTATACTATCTATAATGTTGTTAATCCAGTTAGTATGAAAATCTGCGGTGTCATAATGTTTTCCTAGTTCTGTTCTAAAGTACTTGTGTCGGAAGTCGGCAAAATTTTCTAATGATGCCCTAGCTTCTTCTGATAGTTCCCAATCTTCTGCAGCTACAGAGTTCTTTGTGTCTATTTTGTATGCAGCAAGCATGCGACTGACAGTAGCTGATGTGCAACCAAGGAGGGAAGCTGCGTCAGCCACTGTCATATCGCCAGTTGCAACCGATTCAGCTATACCTTCACTTACGAAAGATTGGTAATACTGTCCTCGCCTAACGGAAGCGTAGTCGCCATCGTCAGACTTACGTTCTATATTAATAGGTTTTATGTCATCTTGCTTGTTATATATCTTATCTCTAGCAAACTGTCGTTTTTGGCAGGTAGGAGAACAAAATTTACGTTGTTTCCCCTTTAATCTTTTCCTGCAACCCTCTGCTATACAGACTACGTTTCTTGCAGTATCGACCATTATTAACTATCTTTCTTTAGATGTTTGTATAGTGAGAATTATATGCTATAGTCATCTTAATTACAAACACTAAACCGTAGTATTTTATTACAGGTAAAGACACAATCGGGATGTGAAAAGCTGCTGACTGGCAAGACAGTACACTAGAAAGGCAAAGGCAGTACCCAAGGATTTAGGAACAGGTTTAATCAGAAAAATATCTACATATGCCCGCTACTGCCCGAAAAGGCTAAGAACATTGGGTATCTGACTATACAGAATTACCAGCATATTATTTAGACCTTACGTACAACTAATACAAACGTCAGGTTGACATCCGTAAGTCAAAGAATAATGTAACAGATTTCTGAAATCCGGACTACTGTATAGTCTTTATATTTAGTATTAATGTATATGGAGAAATCTGTTTCATATATCTTGACTTACTACCTACAGTTTAATTAAAACAGACCAATATAGTTTAAACTGATACCTAAATGTAGAGATATAATATATAACATAATGTAGGTTCTGTAGTTTGTAATCTTTTTTCCGTCTTGCATTCGCAATCCATAAAAAAAATTAATGGGTTGTTTAATCTATAAAGGAGATACAGTTGGCAACAATTGATGAAGCGGGAACTTCTCAAACTACCGAACCTACTACACAAACAGATAGCAAAACTTATGTCTGTGGTGGTTGTAAGCAAACTCATAAAAAGGGTTTCAACTTTCGCCAATACAGAGAGGTTAAAACTGCTACCGGTGACTATGTTCCGGGTAAACCGTTTGTGTATTGGTCTGTTTGTCCACCTTGTGGTGATAAAGCAATTAAAGCTTTAGTTACTGCTTAACAAACAATTAATTAAACTGTGGGTTATTAAGTTAGCCCGCAGTTTTTTTTATCAGGTTGTATCAGGTAATAAATATCAAACGAGAGTTAATATTGTATTTTTTTCTTCCGTCTGCTTACGCAACCGTAATAAAAAAAAGGGAGTATATATGAGTAATGAATGTATATGGTGTGGTAAAACAGATACACTAATTTTTGTTTGTAGATGTTATGAAGGTAAAAGATTTAAAACTATTAATTGGAGTTATTTGTATTATAGATATGTATATAAATATTTTTGGAGAATAATAGATAAGAAAGGTAATAAATGAAAACTATACTATGCGGATACTGTGAACAAGAAGTTGACATGGCTAATAGATATTGGCACAACTCTAAAGGTAAATGGTATCCCCTTTATCTACACAATTCCTGCGGTGTAAAGATTTTTGAACAAGGCGAAGCTAAGCAGATTTGGAAATACCACACAGTAGGAAGGAAGCGAACTGATGTTGCTGTTAGTAAGGAAGCAGAACAAGCTGAACACAAACAACAACAGTTTAGTCTATAAAGCTAAGTGGCTAGTATCCCCTTTCTAGCCACAGTTCGCCTTATATAAAAAATTGACTAACAGGAAGGTAATAATGGACGACAATTTCGAAGCACCTAGATATTTCTTTTTGCATTCAGGTAGCCCTAATAAAAATATGGAATATATGCCACATTTTAATAGAAGTGGCTATGTGACAGTTGATACAGATTGTAAATGCACAACGGGAAAAACTATCAGATATTATTTTGATTGGTTAGGTAGTGACAAAGATGAGGATACTTATCGAACACTTATCGAACAAGATTTAATAGGTAAATTTAATAATAGGTTTATACATTGCGATTTATGCGAAGAACGTATATTAAGTGAGATAGAAGCAGACTATGTATAGTCTTTTTTTTTCTATCTTGCTTTCGCAATCTATAAAAAAAAATGGAGGTAATTAATTATGTCTAAATTCGTAGACAGTAGTTTATTAGAAGCTATTAATAAAGTTATAGCTTTTGTAGACGATAAGTATAAGACTGAACAGATTATGAGATTAATCAAACAATCTGTTATCGATAATAGAGAAGAACAGTGTGCTGTTGATATTGATAAAGACCTTGAGTTTTTAGGTATGGATACAGTAACTGAAGAAGAACTAGCATTCTAATAGGAAGGAAACTATGACAGAAAATGCAGAAAACACTACAGAAACAGGTAATTATGAGTTACCGATTTGTGGTATAACAGGTAAACCATTGCCATGGAATAAACGACTATGGATTTCTACTTACATTGATGGTAAGTTAGAACAAATCCCACTTTATCTTGATAAAGATGAGGTTCGTGCTTTACACAGGCAATCACCAACTTACAAAGCTAAGAAAGGTGCTGAATCTTCTGATACCCCGGTCAGTGATACCACTACTGATACTGAGGTAGAAGAAAAAGTAACAATGGATAGTTTATCATAACTAACCCTTGTATACGTATAGGAGTTGTGCAGGTAGTCCGCCTACTTGCACAGCTTTTTTTTGGATTATGGAATTAGGAAGGAATATCAAACGATGACGATACAAGATAAACTTGATAGTTTAACTGAATATCAATTAAAAACAGTTATTATGTGGACTCTTAATGATTTGAAGTTTTGGGGTGCGACCGAAACTGCAGCAGTTAAAGACATACAGATATTCGCTAGAATGCTTAACGAAGCAGTAGAGTATCAAATAACTAAAGCTATAAACTCAACTATAAAGGAGGAAGAATGAGAATGTATACTGATAGTGCTGATGCAATTAAAGCATATGCAGAGGAAGTTGATTTCGATTATAACAATGTTGATGTAACTGAACATCCCGAAGGTGAAGAATACCAACGTGGTGGTGTTACATTTGCGTTTAAAAACTATGTAGGTGACAATATGTCAGTAAAAATTATACATACATGGTTTGACGCATTTGATGTGACATTTGAATCTGACACAAAACCTGCTGATACATTAGAAACTATTTATGCAGGTGATTTAATGGAATTGCTACGTGGTTTACGTATAGCGATGACAGGAGTTACACAAGAAGAATGGCGTAAATTACTATTAGAGGAGGAATAATGGATGTAAAACAAGCTATAAAGAATATAGATATGCGTTTAGAAGCTATAGGTAAAATGCAATTAATGGTTATGGAAGAATTATCTAGACGAAATCCTAGATTTCAAAGAAAAGCTATTGCAGAAATGTTAGCTATAGATTCAGTAAGAGAAGGTTTTACTGAACACATATCTAATAACCCGGATGTAGATGACGCAATTAAAGTATTTATGATGGGTATAAATGAATTAGTTAAACAAGAGGAGGAATAATGCCTAATTGGACTTATAACAGTTGTGAAATAACAGGTAATGTTGATGATGTCAAAGCATTTATGGATACTGTTACTGATTATCACGAACAAGAAGTTATTTATAATTTCACGAATTGTATGCCAATGCCGGACGAGTATAAAAATATGCACGAAGGTGCAATGACTATTGATGAAGTACGTGAAGACGTATGGTATTCAGATGAAGACGGTGTAAGACCGGTTCTTGATATGGTTAAAGATAGATTAAAGAAAGAATATGGTACTTACAAACCTATAGAATGGCAATATCGTCATTGGGGTACTAAATGGGGTGATAGTAACACTGAATTAATATCTGATGTAATAACAAAAGGTAAAAGAGAATTACATTTTAGATTTGAAAGTGCATGGTCAGAACCATTTTTCCTATTAAATCATATAGCAAATATGTTTAATTTGACTATAGTTAATACATGGGATATTGAATTGGGTAACGGTGACGGTACTACACATTATCCATGGGATGAAGATTACTTAAATAATAGCATTGAAGAAACTAACAAAATGTTTGATTCTTTAAATGATATGTCATTTGATTAGAAAGGAAACTATATGGAACAAGAAAAACTTGAACAAGTAGCTGAGGCATTAAAAGTAATATCCGAAGCTTTACAAATAATGGATAAAAGAATTACAGATAATACTACTTTGATAGGTACTATTGCAGGTATTGACGTAGAAGCTATGCGTAAAGAACGTGACAAAGATGAATAAATATAAAATATATTTTATTGGTGAACGTACATATAACGCATCTAGCGAAGATATGGCAATACAAATGGCTGAACAACATTTATCTAACATACCAGAACAAATGAATATAGATATATCAGGAGTTAAACCACTATGAGTGTATATGAATATGTTGATGAAGACAGCAAAGTAGATGAAAATAGTTTGACTGTTGATTTTTATTTTGAAAGCGACATTGACCAAGATGAAGCAATTAAAATAATAGATGATATAGTCAGTAAAACAAACGATTATTCAAAACTGATAGGACATAAACCAACAATTTATGTTAAATCACCATTCAATGCATAACCATTGAAACGCAAACGAATAGAAAGAAGGTATAGTTCTTGTAGCCCAATTCATACCGATACTATACTTTCTTTCGTTCGTTCATTTGCCCGTCCGAAAGAAAGTGTTTTTTTTGGATAGGGAATAAGTATTCACTATTAAACGAGAAGGGATAAACTATGGATGACATAGACTTTAAACATATACATGCACATAAACCAAATATGCAAAATTATATTGTGACAGTCGCTTATTTACAAAACGATAGTCATGAGGATAAATTTGGTTGGGATAGTGGCGAAGTATGGAAAGTAGACATACATGCTATTGATAATATAACAGCTATACAAAATGCTTTAAAAATAGTTGCTATAGAACGTGCTAACAAAATGACTGATTATGTATCTATGCTAGATGATGAAGTAATTAATACTAAAGAAGATGTAATAGATATACAACGCAGACTATTAGAAACAAATTTATTCACTGAATGGCAATTGATAGAACCCACATCTATTCAATGTCACTTAGCGAATGATGAAGACCTGTTGTTTGATATTACGGCTAACAATATTGATAACCATATATCAACTACAGCAGACCAAGTAGAAAAATACCTGAAAGGATTTGAAGATGGTAATTCAACAGAATCCACCTAATCCAGACAATAGTGCTAAAGGTAAGAAACCGTCATTGTTGACTGATGACGTAGTTAAACACTTATTAGCATATCCAAATATATGGTTCTTAATAGGACAAAAGGATAATTGGATTAGTGGTATTAAACAAAATATTGAGTCAATGACTCAACGCAACATAGAACATTTATCTAACAAAGGTAAATTTGAAGTTGCACAAAGGAAAAATAGAACTGATGATGTAATAGATATATATTGTCGGTTCGTAACTATAGAACAGGAAGAAGAATAATGGAAAAATCAATCGATTGCTGGAAATTACTCAATGCTGTATTGGGTAAGTCTAGACGTATATTATTATACGGTCCACCCGGCACAGGTAAAACATACAGCGCAGTAAAACAAAACCCACCATTGGATATGAATGGTGAACCAAACGTATACCAAATTACTATGACAGAAGATACTGCTTCTGCTAACTTAGAAGGCTTTTACAAGCCAAGTGCAGATGGTAGTTTCCAATGGCATGATGGTATAGCTATACAAGCATGGCGTAATGGTGGTAGATTGGTCGTTAACGAAATTGACCACGCTTCACCGGACGCTATGACATTCTTGCATGCAATATTGGATGACCAAGACATTGCTATGTTGACGTTAAATAATGATGATAAGGAAACTGTAAGACCTGCAGAAGGTTTTCAGGTTGTTGCTACAACTAACAGTCCACCTGAATCATTACCACTAGCACTTAAGGATAGATTTCCTGTAAAGGTATATGTCGATAAAATACATCCACAAGCTATGGCTAAGTTCCCAGACGAATGGCATGGTGTTATTACTGATACAACACTTATTGATGACCCGGAAGAAAGGGTATCAGTTCGTGCATGGTCAGAATTCTTTGACTTACAAAACAAAGGATTTAGTATAGATGTTGCAGGTAAACTTATCTTCTCAGATAAAGCAGATGATTTACTTGACGCTATACAACTAAGTCAGGTCGACTAATGTATGGTCATAAAGCATATCCCTATCCACAGATAGTAACTAATGAGGAATGGGAGGTATACGAAACTACCGACCGTGACCCATCACCTAGAACAGACAATCTTAATAGAAAAATGTATGTTCCGTTGGATAGGGAATGTAATAAATGTGGTGTTAATCACAGCAAATACATTCGTAGACACGAATTAGGTCATGCTAAATGGTCACCTAAAACCATAGGTAAACTAAGACCCGGTGTTAGACAAGACGCAGTAGAAGTATTAGAAGAAGTAAGAATTAATTACTTACTTGCTAAATACAATTTACCTGTAGATGAATATATTGAATGTGAAGATATTTTCAATATGAAATTTATGGATATTATTTACAATAAGTCTATTGCTGATGTTATATTATTTGGCATAGCTTCTCAAGCATATGTACGTGATACATATATGCAAGCAACTGAACAAGCTGAATCAATACAAAAAATAATTTACGCTGTTGTAGATAATGCTAATGACATATCACCATTACGTAAAGCAGAACTTAGTTTTGCAATTAATCAGATTAAAGGGTTTGCTAATAAAATTACTTACAGTAGGGCAGGACAAAATCCTAGCTATCGTAAAGTACAAAAATTAGCAAAAGACTTATCTGAAATACTAGATATGTTTACAGAATTACCTGAACCATATGAACAACCAAAGCAGGAACACACTGCACCCGGTATGGATGAAGAAGAATCTGAATCTAATGAAACAGGTGATGATGATGTAAACGATTTAGAAAGACGTATGCGTGAAAAACTGTTAGAAGATATGTCATACATGTCAGGTCGTGGTATAGGTTATTGGGGTGAAATGGAAATACATGAACCACCATTAACTGTTAACTTACAAGCAAGACTGAAAGGTAGTCGTGCATATAGACCTATGGATTATGGTTATAATCCTAAATACATTAATCGTTATTGTATTGATAAAAAGATATTCAAACAAAAACAAAATGTAAAAGGTGGCACAATATTAATTGACGCTTCAGGTTCAATGCGTTTTGATGGCGATGACATATTAGAAATTATGAATATGTTGCCTGCAGTTAATATTGCAATGTATAACGGTTATACATCTACAGGTGATTTACGTATCATAGCTAAAAATGGTAAACGTGTAGATGATAATTACTTAGATAAACATAGTGGTGGTGGTAACGTTGTTGACGGACCAGCATTAGAATGGTTAGCCACTATGCCTGCTAGAAGAATATGGGTATCAGATATGAAAGTATTTGGTGGTTCAGGTGACACTGCAGGTGCAAACTTACTAAGGGATTGTTATAAGATATGTACTAAAAACAAAATTATTAACCTCAAGGATATTGAGGAAGTAAAGGAATATGCACTTAAGCTAAATCAAGTGCTATAGTGGTAAGGAATATAGTAACACGCAAGTGTGCCTGTGTTTCCTTTCCATAGGTCAAGCTGTATTTAGTAGCAGAATAGAGTGCAGGGAGAACCTGCAACGGGTTTACTTCAAATAGTCAACAACAACCTATAGTGAACACTGCTACGCTTACCTTATTTTTATATATTTAGCAGAACCTTGCAAGAGCTAAGTGACGAAGCACCTTGCGCGGTGCGAGGAAGCGTGCGAATGCATTGGTGGGCTAAATACGAGTAAGCGATGAGATAATTAGGAGGTGTATAATCTAAATTCTCAAGTCAATCTATGGATAGCTACGTCTAATGAGTTATCACCTAAACCAATCAACATAGTAACTAGCAAAGGATGCACTTACTTGCGAGGTAAAAGCGGTATTTAGTCATGCTTGAATTAAATACTGAGTTAGGTGTCAGTTCTATTAGCTGAAGATTAGTAGATTCGTAGCTACGAGTAGATAGTCTGTAGCACATGGATAGTAACTCATTTTCCAACTTCTATCTGTGTGTTACAGACTATTTATTTTTTTTGATAACCTTGACTAAGTTACAATATCAAACTAGAGTGAAACGTATGAATATAGATGAAATGCTTGAAGAAGCAGAAAAAGGAAAGAACAGTGCCATATTTAAACGTATCACAAAAGAAGCCGAACCATTTTGGTTGGGTTGTGAGGAACGAGTAATAGCTGGTAAGACAATAAAACCATACGTAGTATCAAGATTATTGAAAGAACATTTTGATGTCAAAATAAGTGAAACTGCAATACGCAATCACTTTTCTAATTTGTTGGCTAATAATGTCGAATAAAAAAGACATAGACAAACTGTTCTTGGAAGCAGAATCTAAACAAATTCAAGAACTAAAAGCTGACAATCTTAAACTGCTTAGGCAATTAGATAAAGCTAAAAATAAAAAAGCTGATTTAATAGAAGCCCTATATCAAGCAGTATCAACTAACCTAAGAACCTGGAATAAACCTTCTATTCCTAAACCCGTCAGTAAGAAAAGAATAAAAGACGAGGAAACTGCTGTAGCTATACTATCAGACGTGCAATTGGCTAAAGTAACGCCAGATTATAACACAGAAGTAGCTGAAGAACGTGTAATTAAATACGCAAATAAAATAGTTGAGTTGACAAATATACAAAGAAATGCACATAGTGTACGTAAATGTCACGTATTAGCTGCAGGAGATATAGTAGAAGGTGAGCTTATATTCCCAGGTCAAACACATTTGATTGATGCTAGTTTATATAATCAAGTAACAGTTGATGGACCTAGGATATTGACACAGTTTTTTGACATATTACTTGCCAATTTTGATGAAGTAGAAGTAACTTGGGTAATTGGTAACCATGGCAGCCTTGGTGGACGTGCAAGAAAAGACTATCACCCTGATAGTAATGCAGACAGAATGCTAGGAAAGATAATGTCAATGGTTTATGAAAAAGAAAAAAGAATTACTTTTAATATACCAGACTCTGAAGGTGATAATCATTGGTTTGGTATAGCAGACATAGGTAATGGATGTAAGTTTTTTGTATGGCACGGAGATAATGTACGTGGTCATTCAGGATTTCCATGGTATGGCTTTGGTAAGAAGCTATTAGGTTGGAAAGCATTAGCTAGTAGAGGTCTTATGCCAGACTTTGATTACGCTATTGCAGGACATTTCCATACGCCTACAACAATGTACGTGAATGACATACGTTTGTGGGTTAATGGAAGCACAGAAAGCTATAACACATATGCGTTAGAACAATTAGCGTCAATGGGTAGACCATGCCAGTGGCTGCTATTCGCTAAACCTGACCATGGTGTTACAGCAGAATATTTAGTAAAACTGTGATAAATAAAAATATACTATATATAATACAATTATGACACATATAAATGTCAAGTCTAAATGGACATTGACTAGCATAGAGTATAGTGGTTTAGGTGATAAGCCATACTTTATATTAAGCAATGAACAAGGTGATGTTAAGTTAGTTCCTATTACTAGGGGAGTACATAACTTAAAAGACCTATTAGACTTAGAAGAAGAATAATATTTTTTCTGTCTGTTCCTTACGGTACAGACAAGAAAAAAAAAGAAAGGGAATGTTATGACTAATAACGTTGACTTGCTATCCCCATTTCCACAGGAGATAGTTCGTAAAGCACCCGCAGGTAAGTTCGGTGACTATGTGCCACACGCACATTATGTCGAACGACTAAGGGATAGTGGAGTTAAATACACATGGCAATGTGAAGCCGTATACGGTACGTATAACGGAGAAAAAAGAATAGTAGGTGCTAAAGGTACTATAACTATTGAAGGCATGGGTAGCTATGATGGGTTCGGTGATGTCGATACATTTAAGCTAGGCAATGCTAAGTTCAATGACGGTACTAACCTTAAAGATGCAGAGTCTGATGCATTTAAACGTGCATGTATGCGTTTTGGTTTAGGCGTTGAGCTATGGTCTGGTAGTAAACAATCAGAAGAAGAAGCTACAGCAGTAGCACCTGATGGTTACACTCAGGAAATGGCTGAGAAAGACGCTAAAGTCGAAGTACATAAAGTAGATATGCGTAAGAAAGAAAATAAACCTTCAAAGGAAACATTAGAACGTATGAAAGCAATTGCAGATAGCGTTGTTAATGAGCCAGAAGAAGCACCATTCTAATGCAAGACCTTAACTTTATTACACAAACTGTTGCAGAGATGACTTCTAGAGTTGAATCTACAGAAACTGTTAATAAAATAATAGGTACTGCAAATCAGTATGCACAAGTCAAGAAGTTTCCTGCAAGCAAGGAACTCTGGTCAGATGAACAGGTCGGAGCTTATCTTGATATGATTGAACGTATGCTTGATTTACCTACTGAGTTTACTCAGGGTGAGTTTGAAGCAATGTCAATACAAGAGAAACTTAGTGCAGCTGGAATAGAAACAGTAGACATTACTAACGGACCACAAACTCCTGAAGGTATTGTCGGAGAGGTAGTAAACCAAATGGCTGAACAAAATAAATACAGAGATGACCTTAAGTGTCCTTACTGTCAACAGATGGTATATGACAATCGTAACAGTAAAAGGTCAGATAAAAGTCCAGACTTTACATGTAGCACTAATGACCCTACAGTATGTGGTGGTCACACAGGCAAATGGCGTAAATCTTGGTGGATAGACAACAGTGATATACCAGAGGAGTGGGGAATATGATACCTGAATACTTTAGAGGTGAAGCAATACCCCCGTATATCAAAAGTAAAACACAGTTGGTTGCTTATGTATTAACACGATACATGAACGAAGAACCAATATCTAACTGGGAGTTTGTAGCAGAATTATACTGCCACAGATTCGGTGGTATTATCCATAATCTTAGGCAGGAAGGTTATAAGATAACTACTTTACCTAGTAAGAAACGTGGGTTAGTTCATTACTATTGTACTGAATTACCTACAAAGAAAGCTGCTACCATTAGCTAATGATAGAAGTATTGGTCGGTTGTATGATACCCCTGTTGATTACAACCGATACATTACCGGAGTACAGGGAATGTATGGAAGTGGCTTCTAAAGTCGAGT